ATGAAACTCAATGCCCGCCAGATAGAGACATCCAAACCCAAAGACAAACCATACAAGCTTGCCGATGGTGGTGGGCTTTTTCTGTTGGTTAAGCCAAACACCTCAAAGCTATGGCAGATGAAATATCGAATAGCTGGACGAGAAAAACTTTTATCAATTGGTCCTTATCCTGACGTGTCCCTTGCTGATGCTCGCCAAAAGCGACAGGAGGCTAAAAGCATTATTGCTGCTGGTGGTGATCCTAGTCAGGAGAAGAAAGCAGATAAAATTGCAAAGCAGACGGCCATCAATAACAGTTTTGAAGCTCTAGCCAGAGAATGGCATGAATACAAAAGACCGAACTGGTCTGAGGGATATGCAGCCGACATCCTAGAGGGGTTACAGAACGATGTATTTCCAGCTGTAGGTAAGAGGCCTATAGCAGAGATAAAACCTTTGGAGATGCTTGAAGCGCTTAGAAAGATGGAAAAGCGTGGTGTTCTTGATAAATTAAAAAAGCTACGGCAAGCCTGCAATCAAATTTTTAGATATGCCATTGTTACTGGCAGGGCTGAGGTTAATCCAGCTGCTGAGCTTACTGGTGCATTATCTTCGCCAAAAGCTAAACACTTCCCACATCTGCTCGCAGACGAGCTACCAGCCTTCCTACAGGCACTTTCACAATATAGCGGCAGCAGCATTACTAGAATAGCGACAAAGCTCCTGATGCTTACTGGTGTGCGCACGATTGAGCTTAGAGCTGCAATGTGGAGTGAGTTCGATCTTGATAAGGCTGTGTGGGAGGTTCCCATTGTGCGTATGAAGATGAAACGTCCCCACTTAGTGCCACTTTCTAGTCAGGCTCTAGCTCTAATCGAAGAGCTCCAGCAGATCACCGGTCGGTTTCAGTTTGTTTTCCCCGGACGTAATGATTCCCGAAAGCCAATTAGTGAAGCGAGCATTAATCAGGTGATTAAACGTATTGGGTATGATGGAAAAGCTACAGGGCATGGTTTCCGGCACACAATGAGCACGATATTACATGAGCAGGGCTTTAACTCTGCTTGGATAGAGACTCAGTTGGCCCATGTGGACAAGAACAGCATACGAGGTACGTACAACCATGCTCAGTATCTTGATGGGCGCAGAGAGATGCTGCAGTGGTATGCCGATTATATAGATAGTCTTGAGTTAGGACTGCCAGCCAGAAAGAAGGCTTAATAGTTCAATTTCCTCACGTGCGTAGAAAGTAGGTAGGTTAGGTTGGTTAAGTCGGTTAATTGTTATGTTTTATAGATATATTAATTAGTTATGCATTAGCATTTAACCGACCATTACCCGACTTTGAGGTGATTTAACCGACTTCATTCATTGTGGCTGGTTATACATACAGTTTTGATAACCTAATTTGAACCATTCGACTCAATTTTGTGACCTCGGATAGTAACTGTGATTTCATACAGTTATTCTTGTTGGTAGCCTTCAATAGACTGAGGTAGACTTGTGCCCAACAAAGCTATGCCTAGGCTGATCCCCGAAAACCAGCACACCTCTACTGGCTGGCATAGTCACTAATATTGGTAGAGGGCGTGAGGTGGCGTATGAGTCAGATAGATGGTGCAGATCTTATTAACGAGCTTGAAGCTAAGTCCACTAAATATATGTGTTTAGCTGATGTGTTATTGCTTTTTAGTCAGAAGCTTAACTGCGATGTAGGGGTTGCTGCTGAAGTCCTTCTTAGCCGTATGCCTCTTGAACAAGATATAAATCCCCCTTATTTTGGACAAAAGATAGGTATAGCGACGTTCAAAAGATCTGACAGTCTACCCCTCCTTTCTAGTCTGTTGGAAGATATTATCATTGGGAAGAGTGACGTTTTTGAGGACAATCCCTTTGGTGAGTCATTATTATCTGAAAAATACTGGGAGTACTCTTTTATTGTTGAAGGATTGGAACAAGCAATTTCCTTCAAATTGGATACGCTATCCCAAGAGCTCCCTGATTATCTTAAGCCATACAAAACAAGAGTTGGCATTCAATTAACAGAAGTAGCTAATATTATGGCTGGTTGTAAGCCAAGAGAAGTAATAAACAGGTTACCTGAAGCTGAGATTATTGGAGGTTTTATGGCATGATTGTGGGATGCTGTAGATCATAATGTATTATCTGGAACAAATGAAGTTGTTGATTATGGTTACAATGAGGCTCATCGTGCAGATATTACTCTTTTAAAAGATGAAGTGACAGAATGGGCAAAAAAGCACGATATAAAATGGCCTTTTGATGTACCTAATAAGGAAATAGAACAAGCGGATAGTTTTGAGCAAACCATTCAAACATTAAAGACCGAAAAAGAGGAACTTGAAAAAGAATTGCAACAACTTAGATCCAGCTCTCCGATTTTACTAGGGCACCACAGGACAGATGATCCGTTGGCTATTGCTATAGAACTACGTAACTCTGAATGGTCGTCTTATAATGAAAACGTTCGATCCACCATCCCTTCAGCAGAATATCTTATCGCAAAGATAAAAAGTGAACATGCTATGTCAGATGCTTTAGCTAAAGCTATTGAAAAAGTGGCATGTCCCATCCAGAGATAATGCTAAACCACTTAGCCCTTAGGGTTTTTTACTTCAACCCTGAGGGTAGAAGTTACTCTTAACCCCTAACCCTTTAGGGTATCGTCATCTAGTTATGGGGCAAATTACCCTCACCCTTAGGGTGAAAATAATATCCTCTGCCATTATCCCTAATAGTATGAAAAAAATAGCTATTTCTATGTAACCATATGTCTCGTAAACCGCAATAGACGTTACGAGGTAAATATGTCGCAGTCATTCATTAGATTATCTGAAGTTCAGCGCCGTACAGGTTATAGCAAGGCTTGGATCTATCGCCTTATGTCTCAAGGTAAATTCCCAGCATCAGTGAAAATTGGTTCGCGCTCTATCGCTTTCATAGAAAGTGAAGTCGATGAATGGATCAATTCCCGCATCGAAGAATCTCGCAAGGAGGTCGCATAAATACCCGTATTCATTATTTGCGAGAGTTTGCGGCTGTTTTCATTCATCCTTCGATTACCGTCGCGACAGCTAACAAAAGCTTAAACGGAGAATAACCAATGAAACTGAAAAAAAGTCCCTTTGCTGGGGAGGGACAGACTCACCCCAAGCCCATCACGAGCGGTATTTTGGTTAATGGCTTACCTATCGAATTAGTTCGCCAATGGACCGAATATCCAACAAAGCAAAGTTTTGCCGTATCGGTATCTACCGAAGTGCGCCGTCAGTATTACCTGAATGATGCTGCATTTGGTAAGGCTATGCGTGTGGCTGGTTATGTACCAGTTCGTACGAGAAAACTAACGGGTAAGAAAGATAGCTTTTGGCTCTACCGTAAAACTGTCAATGATAAGGGGGGGTGTCCACAAGAACCCGCACCAAACAAGGCTTGTAGCGTTTTTGTGCAGGTGTCAGAGCAGCCGAAAAAGGCGTTTAAACGTGTCGCGGTCGATGGTAAATGGCTGAATGTCTATGCTGACCACATCCGCTTTCTGACCAAAAAACGTGTGCGCGTTGAAGGTAAGCAGGTCATGGGTTACACGGCTAAAGGCTTGCTGGTGGAGGTATTGGCATGAGTGATTATTTAAATCTGGAAGCTGGCCAGAATGAAATCCTTATTCAGCTTAAACAACTTCCTACCTTGGAATTTAATAGCCAACGCTTAGTGACATTCTCAATGATTGATACTGCTCACCAGCGCCCGAAAGGTACGGCGAAAGGGGCTTTTGGTCGTCATCGCTCGCGGTTCGTTCTGGGGCGCCACTTTTTTGAGCTAACTGGGGACGTAATACGTACTCAGTTGCTTTCAGAATTTTTCCCGAAGCATACCCGCAAGGGGATTGTAATTACTGAAATGGGCTACCTGTTGTTAGTTAAGCCCTTTCAGGACGATCTATCTTGGCTGGTTCAGGAAGAATTGGTGAATGCTTATTTCCGCTGTCAGGAGGCAGTCACTTTCCATCATGTGGAACTACCGTCACTGCAAGAGCTGGCTGCCATGCCGGTTGCTGATGCGCAAAGTACTGTAACTCGCGCAGACAAGCATTCTAAGCAACTTCATGGCTCACAGGGCAGTAATGGCATGAACCTGCGAAAGAAAGAACTAAAAGCCCTGCGTCCGGCTGAAAAGCTAGTACATGCGATGGGGCAGATTGGTTTCGATAAGTACAAGTGGGAGGTTCAGCATAATGGCTAATATCTATGGGGTGTGTCCAGAAAGAGCCTTGCAGCACAAGGGCTACGGCGATTTTGTGCAGCACACTAACCCTCTTAAAGAGGGGATGTTGCGACTAGCTTTAAACGAGCCTCAAACCTTGCAGGTAACTATCGGTTACTTACAAAACCAAGCGGCATATTTGCAGCTTGCCTATAACCCATTGAAAAGGTTGCAGACGCCAAATATGGCGTCTGGTCAAACTTTGCGCAACTCTTTTGGATGTGTGCAAATCAAACTTGGTAAAACGTTGAGTTTGAAACTGAAAGCAGATAACTCGTTGATTGGCCTTATCTCTGTCAGAGAATCAGAATTAGTCAACCCGTTGATCCAGCTTAATTCCGTCGATTCAACGGAATCGGCTAACTCGTTGATTATTGCTAAAACCTGCATTGCGGGGACTTCACCTAATGTATTGATGAAGTTTGATTCGGACAATTTTCCTAGCAGAGATGACACGCAGAAGGCGCAAAAAGAAAAAGGCAGCGTTCGCAGCGCTGCCTTTTGGGATGATTGCTCGTTCAATCATGAGGAGAATCATTATAGTACAGATTTGGATAATAACGCAGATTTGCGTCATGAGAAAAATCAGCGGCTTAGCCAACCATTTTTAGGGAGAAAGCCAATTCTAATCTCCATTGGAGGATGGGATTTGCGTTTGTACGGGACTTTAAGTACTGCACAAACTTTGCACACCGAAATTATCGGTACGCAAAATTTGCAGGTAGTTAAAAGCTATTCGCAAAACAACCCCGAAATAATCGGGGAGCCTGATAGCGTTATCCTTAGTAACCCTACTCAGCCTTTTGGCTTAATCGGTTTATGCCTTTTGCCTAATCGCTGCTTTATGTCACGTAGCAAATCAGAGGGAATAAAATCATCTGGTTTACTCGCTGGTGCTGTTTCTTTTGCTTCTTGCTCTGAAGTATCGAGCGATTGCTTTGATTTTTGCACCATAACTACTCACACCTCTTTTGTCTTGGTCTTACGCTGTCGCCGTTCGAGCTTATCGTTCGCAATTTCGACTATATCACGAATGTCAGAACCAGCCCGTGCTCCTATTTCCCCTATCTTGGATAGAGCCTGCAACGCCTCATCCAAGCTGGAAAGCAGCTTTTCTTCTCCGCTCTCGTTTAGTTGTCGCCGAGCTATTTCGCTACGCATAGCCGTAACGATAAATCCTGCGTTACTTTCATCCGGTCTTTTTAATGCCTCCATGCCATCGATTACATCGTGGGGGATGCGTATAGAAATCTGTTTCGACTTGTCGTTAACGGTGTTTTTAGCCATGAGCGTATACCTGATGATTTGGTGTGATTCAGTATACACAATTATTAAATCACAAAAAGGCTTGACATGTGATTCACTAGAATTTAATTTGAATCACACATCGCTATTGTGGTGTGATTCACAAAGACAACGCCCCGGAGTGCTTGGAACCACTACCGAGGCGTCTAACCACAACGTAACTAGGACTTACATTATGGCATGTTTACATGATACTAAAACTCGCCCGAATTTCACCTATTTGTTCTTGGGCACCCCAAGTGATTTACCTACCTGCACACCCACTGTTCTTCGTGCTGAGGCTGACACGGAAGCAGAAGCACGTGCCAAGTTTATTGATTGGGACCTGACCTTTGCTGCTCAGATCCGCACGGCTGCACCTTCTCGTCTGCAATTGTTCTCTACTGACGACGGTTTCATGTGGATCTACGAACAACGTCAGGAGGCTAGCCATGCGTAAAGCTAATCGAACTGAACCCGTTGATGCCTTGGGCAAAATCCAAGCATTGGCAGCCGCGGCCGGATACCTCGTTTCTACTGAACGAGAAACCCAGCTGTGCTTCGAGCTTATTGACCTGATTGAAGGGATCGCAAGCAAAGTGTTGGAGGACGAAAATGCCTAACACCTATATCTATCACACTGACTCAAATGTATTGCTTGGCTTGCAGCGCTCATTAGACCTGATGAATTGCACCCAACTAATCCTCAATAGTGGCGATAAGAAAATGCAAATGTACGTTCAGTCATTAGTTGATGTTGCTCAGGAGTTGACCCAGCAGGCGGTGAACGCACTGGATTTTGGTGAACAGCCACAGAACAAAGATGAACAGGGGGTGTGCAATGGCTAAGAAAACTGAGCTGGTGGCTGTTGAAGCCAAAGATCTGCAAGTTATCGAATATCGTGGGAAACGTGTAGCAACCACAGAGCAGCTAGCGGCGGGGTATGGCACAACGGTGATCCGCATTCAACAGAACCACACCCGTAATGCAAACCGCTTTGTTGAAGGTAAGCACTTTTTCAAAATCAGCGGAAATGAACTGAAGTCATTCCGACTATCTTTAAGCGAGTCGGTTAATAAACATACAACCTCATTGATTCTCTGGACTGAACGCGGTGCTGCCAACCACGCCAAGATGCTGGAAACCGATCAGGCTTGGGAATACTACAACGACCTGACCGAGTTCTACTTTACTCAGCGTGATGCCAAGGCATTACCTGCGCCGGTGGAGCTATCCACGCTGGAAATCATCCAGCTTGCGTTGGAATCTGAAAAAGGCCGATTGGCGGAGAAAGAACGCGCTGATCACGCCGAACGAACCAAAGGTCAGATTAGCCGCAAGCGTGAGGCATCTGCACTCGGTAAACTAAGCGCCAAAAGTCGCCGCTGTAAGGAGTTGGAAGAAAGACTCGGTGAGGGTGTTAAACACGCGACCATAAAGAAAGTCGAGAAGGCTACGGGTGTAAAGGATACCTACAAGTTTGTTCCGCTGCGTAAGTGGTGTCGTGATAACGGTATGGATGCAAAGGATGTCGTTGATGATCGTTGGGGAAGCGTGAAGGCTTGGCCTGCACAAGCATGGTTGGCAGTTTATAACATCGACCTCAACGTATTATTTGGGGATAACCTATGAGCCACATCGAAAATGTTTTATCTCGAACTGACTTAGATAAAAAGAACATAGAGTCCCTGAAATATATTCGCCAGCATTCTGAGGCGGCTTACGATGGATTAATCTCGGGGCTTGGTGCTATGGGGAATGCCCTATTTTGGGCTTGCGATAATGAAAATTATACCGAGTCGGAAGCAAAAGAGGACTTACGCGGTATTGGTGAAATGATGATGTATATACCCGGCATTATTGCAGCATTGAAATTCAATGCGGATGAAGCGGACTTTAATATTAAGGAACGCGATAAAACACCGAAACGCTAACGCCTATTTTCTTTTAACTATTTTCATTACGGACTCAGTCCGGGGTATCGCTCGGCCTGAATCCGGAGAGGTTCATATTATGAATAAAAACATTGAATCAAATCGTAAGCACATTGCTAATGCTTTTGTGGATTATTGCAAGCGCCGTAATTGCGGCCATTCCGTCTGTGTCGTTACGGTCGGGCGCAAGCAGATTATCTTGGGTGAACTGACGGCTGACGGGGTGCATCGCTGCCTGAAGGACTGCTTTGAGGTTGAGTGTATCAAAAAATACGGAAAGGCAAGTAGCCAGAGTTTATTGGAGTCGACCTATCCGGGAATGTTGAATAAGGACAATACAAAGCTGACGCCAGAAGGGATTGAATTTATGTCATCGCTTATGGCTAACGCCGTCGAAATTGCGTTAAAGGACCCGAAAGGCAATCACTTTGGATTGGAGATGTACTAATGAACAATATTATTCATGCCGAATTTGGAAAAAATAAAGATGTCGGTAAATACCGTGTAGAGGCTACTGCGGATGGCGTCAATATTATGCGCTCCAACCATAATGGTATATTTGAACACGTCGATTTAGTGCCATTTGCCGATGTAATGCGCCGACTGGATGCTGGCGAATGGGAAGAAGAAATCACGTTGTCATTCGACATTATCAAAGCATGGGGCAGTAGCCGAAAAAACGCACCGGACAGTGATTTATTACTACTGTGGCGCTGGCTGATTGCTACCGTCTTTATCCGCGAACAGCGTGAGGAAAACGGCACCGAGCGGGTTGAATGGCGACCGGGCGAATTCAAGGACTGTGCAATTTATGTCGGCGAACATGGCAGCATGAATCTCTATCCCCTAGCCGAACGCTTGGCGATGGCGAATAACATCGAAGGGGCACTGATTGAGCGTTTTGGCCCCGAGCAGGGTGTCAAAAATGCCATCGATTTTTACACGATGATGGTTGGTAACGATCGTGGGCTATCGAAGGTCGGGCGTGAAATATTGGCGGATTTGCACGATAGCTTCATTGAACAACTGAACCGTGAAGGTTTACCTACTGCGCCGACGGCTCATTAAGGAGGAAATATGAAACTCATTACCAAGAATTTTCGCCTGAATGCGCTGGCAAACCAGTTCTCAACAGCCATCTTCGACCTTATCCGGCAGCAGAGCGGCGGAGACTGGTTCATTGTCAATGTAGACGGACAGGAGATACGCGTGGAGGTTATTGGTGGCGTTAGCGGAATACGTGATCTGGTGGATGCGTGTTTTCTCGCGGCTCTGAAAGATATTGGCCCTCAGTGGGAGGGGATCGCTATCAAATGGCTGTCGCAGTGCGTTGTTGATGGTGAATTGTCCGAACGGGGCATTGAACTTTGGACATCCATGCGGGCGGATATGGGTGATTCAGTCGCCAGACGTGGAGGAACATTCCATGCGTAATATTGACCTGATCCGTGAAGTGACGGCAGCAGCCACTAATCGTTGGCCAGAGATCCTCGATTTTATCGGCGTAAATGTCCCTGCGTCACCGCGTACACATACGGCTTGCCCTGCGTGCGGCGGTAAAGACCGTTTCCGTTTTGATGATAACGGGCGTGGCTCTCACTTCTGCAACCAGTGCGGGGCGGGGGATGGCTTAGACCTGATAGCCAAGGTCAGGTGTTGTGATATCACAACAGCCGCGCAGCTTGCAGCCGATGCGTTGGGTATTGATTACCGGACAGCCAAAATGCAGGAAGTCACTAGCCAGAGAAAGAGCTTGTCCGCAACCAAGGGGCAAAAAAGCGCTTTGGATCAAGAGCAGCACACCAAGTTTGCCGACCGCTATCGTAAGCTGGGGCAAAAGGTCACGTTCGGCGAAAGCCCGTATTTACAGAGCAAGGGGCTGGAGGGTTTTACTTTCTCTATTCTGCCTGATGGCGGTTTATTACTGCCATTGCGTGATGAGTCAGGCGAAGTTGTTGCAGCACAGACGATTAGCCCATCGGGTGAAAAACGATTAATAGCGGGATCGGCTAAAAAGGGGAGCTTCTACACCATTAATGCCGTGGAAACCCCGCCGTATATTTTGATCGCTGAGGGGCTGGCGACAGCGCTAAGTGTGCATCTCATGCGCCCTGACGCCCTTACTGTGGCGGCTATTGATGCAGGTAACCTGCTACCCGTCGCGCAGGTTTTGAGAGTCAGCCATCCTGATGCACAAATTATTATCGCCGCTGATAATGATTTAGCCGAAGGTGCCAAGAACGTCGGGATCGAACACGCAGAAAAAGCGGCTCTTGCCGTGGCTGGCTGGGTATCGGCACCGCCGACAGACAAAAAGGCGGACTGGGATGACTACCGCCAGCAACATGGTCTAGAAGCAGCCGCAAAAGCTTTTGCATCTGCCCTCTATCAACCTCAGGCGGATATTCAATCCGAACCCACTAAAGGCCACAAAGAGAACGATCTCAAGCCTTACGTGGATAAACGCCGAGAGGGGCTGTACTGGATAGAGCCCAAGCTGGACAACAGTACGAATGAAATCCTCGAAAAGGAATCATGGCTATCGACGTTAGTCAACGTTGTTGGCGTTGGTGAGGATGATGCTGAGCGCTATTTGATACTCGCATGGACACCCGAGGGAACGGACAAAGAGCGTATTGAAGCGATCCCTTTGCGCGATATTGGCGAAAAAGAAGGTTGGGCAAGGATGAAGTCGGGCGGAATGCTGATCACTGCGAAAAGTGGTCTGCGTTCTCTCTTAGCCGATCACCTTCAACGTAGCGGCAACCGCGAGCTGTGGTCTATCGCTAATGCGACCGGTTGGCAGTACGGTGCTTACATTATGCCGGATGCATCCATTATTGGGCGTCCTGAAAGGCCGGTATTGTTCAATGGTCGATCGGCAGCGGCGAAAGGTTACTGCGTAAAAGGTACGGTCGAGAGTTGGAAAGGCAGTGTTGCGAAGCTGGCTTATCGTAATCCATCAATGATGTTGGGCATTGCCTGCGCCTTGTCTGCACCGCTGATCGGTTTAGCGGGGGCTGATGGTTTTGGCGTTCATCTGTTTGGGGGCTCTTCTGCGGGTAAAACGACCACCGCAAATGCAGCCAGTAGTGTTTACGGTGAACCTGATGCATTGAAACTCACATGGTACTCAACGGCACTCGGCCTCGTGAATGAAGCCGCTGCACATAATGATGGTTTTATGCCGTTGGATGAAATCGGTCAGGGTGGCAACCGTCGTGCGGTGGCGGAATCGGCTTATGCACTATTTAACGGAGTAGGGAAAATTCAAGGTGCTAAAGAGGGCGGGAATCGCGACCTTAAACGTTGGCGAGCGATGGCCTTTAGTACTGGGGAAATCGACCTCGAGAGCTACATTCGAGCCGATGGTGGGAAGATCAATGCGGGGCAATTAGTCCGACTCCTTAACGTCCCTATCAGTAAAGCGACAGAGTTTCATGGCTACGCAGATGGTAAGGCGCATGCAGATGCGATGAAGGATGGGTACCAGAATAACTTCGGTGCTATTGGTCGGAAATGGATCGCTTATCTGGCAGAGCACCGCGATCAAGCAGTGAAAGTTGTCAGAGATTCTGAACGTCGCTGGTTGTCATTATTACCCCCTGAAGCGAGTGAGCAAGTTCGACGTGTTGCGAGTCGCTTCGCCATTCTGGATGCCGCATTGTGTCTGTCCTCCGATTTAACGGGGTGGGACGAGTCCGTAAGCCACGATGCATTGCTGCATAGCTTTAATGCGTGGGTTAGTGAGTTTGGCATGGGTAACCGCGAAGCCAAAGCATGGGTTGAGCAGGCCACTGCATTTCTACAGCAGTTTGGTTTGAGTCGGTATTTGCCTTACCCAGACTCTGATCCGCGAGATTTACCCATTAAAAACCTTGCAGGGTATCGTGTCACGAACCGTGTGACGGATGTTATCGCTTTCCACACATGGCCAACGGTATTCAAGGACGAAATAGCGGCGGGTGCTAATTACACGGCCTTTGCCCAAGCGTTGGCAGATGCGGGAATGTTGGACAAACCCAGCAAAGGTATCAGTAAAAAAACACTTAGCCACGGGGGGAAACAATGCCGGTTCGTTGTGTTGAGTTTGCCCATTGATGATTCAGATGATGAGGAGAATGACTAATGACCGCACATATTGCCGCACATGGACGCCTTGTGTCTGACGTGCAATCAAAGGCTACAACCAATGGCAACGCAATGGCATTGGCGCGTATGGCCGTGTCGCTACCTTGCCATGCCGCTGATGATGGGCAGTCCACATTCTGGCTTGCTGTCACCGCTTTTGGAAAACAGGCTGATTTCTTAGCTAAACATGGAAAAGGCGACCTCATTAGCGTTTCTGGTTCAATGAATATCAGCCAATGGACAGGGCAGGATGGGCAAGTGAACACCGGGTATCAGGTACTGGCGGATTCTGTCATTAGCGCCAAAACAGTGCGCAGTGGGGGTAGTCGTCGCCAGTAAGAGACATGGCGGCCTGAGTGCCGCCTCATCTCCTCTGAATATAGAGTGAAGCTACTTAACAATATTTATTGCAATAAATGCAATGATATTAAGTTATGTTGCGGATTGTGGGATAATAAGGCATCAGAAATCCCCATAGGGTATTGCTATGAAAATCGAAAATGCGTTAAAGCACTTTGGGCCTAAAGGGATGAATATTACCGGTATGTCTGGTGGGACATCTCCCGATCGCATTACGGGCACTGACCTGATGGCGGCTATGGGCATGGCGGAAGCAAGAGCCAGCTTTGGTATGGCGGCTTTCCTCGGAAAAAGTGGTATCAGTACCCAAGATAAGATCCGCACCGTTGAAGAGTTGAGCAAGTACGCTTTGCGTCATGCGCCGAAGCTGGTTGTTAAATCTGCAGGTAACCGGTTAGGGCAATGCATGGTCGTTCTTGCGAAACTTGCCTTTGAAGAATACGCACGATCAGCAGCTTCAATGTCAGAATGCGATGAGTGCAAAGGTGATGGTCTCATCTATAGCTACCAAGATGTTGTGAAACATCCCGGCATCACGAACGCCGATGGTGAGGTCGTTTATTCTCCTACCATCAAACGCGAGCGAGTAGGTGTGTTATGCAAGCACTGCAACGGTAAAGGCAAAGTATCTCAACGCTGCCGCTGTCATGGTACAGGGAGAGTGCGGGATTTAGAGAAGTCAGCACTGCTTGGCCGACCAATAGATAAAATATGTGAGCGCTGCTCTGGAAGAGGATATAAACGTACGCCAGCCTCTAAAGCTTACAGAGCCATTGCAGCATGGGTGCCAGAATTGCAGGAAAGGACATGGAATCGTAATTGGAAGCCTTACTTTGAGGCGCTGGTGGCAAAATGTGATATTGAAGAGAGTTATGCGGATAGCGTGTTTAACGAAGTGACTCGTTAGACACTGTTTGGAAACGATAGCGACAAATTAAGACATAAAACTTGCATTTTGTCCGAAGCTGGTTTAATTTGGCTAAATAGTGGGAATTTGTATCGTTTATCCACTCGCAATCATTTGACCCCGCCTAGTGCGGGTTTTTTTATTGTCATTGTCGTACTTATCCGAAAATAACGCTTAGTTATTGTAATGAATTATCTTATATGGTTATTATTCCGCTAGCTGTAGCGAGCTAGCGTAGGGATGAGCGTCGTTATCATTGGTGAAAGCCAATTTATCAGCTCGTTACAGCGCCGCGCGTCCTAACCGCCACTAGCTCGGCAGGATAGAGCCGATGACCATATAAGTTGTAGGTGCGAGGTTCGAGTCCTCGGTGGCGGACCAACTTTGCGATAGATGTTGAACTCCTACTTTGAAAATTGCCTGTAAATAGACTTTCATTACTATTTGATCACGTCTTGTTGCTCTAATAACTCATGATTAGGCAGGATAGTTATGCTCACTGAAGACTCAGTATCTCCATGACTATGAGTATCAATCACGATATTCCAGATCCCATCGTATGGAACTTCAACAATAGCTGGGAAGTTGCAAAAAAAACCTCCATGGTAGTCGGCCCAACTGTCTCGGCAAAATCTGTCGTAATGTTTTTCATTGATCAATAGGATTTTAGCCGGCTCTGAACAAACCACTTTTACATAGCTGTTGGCTACAAGAAATAATCGACTACTTTTCATTCGATGGAACTCCATACGTAATAAAAAAGAAACCTCTCATCCCCGTAAGTTCAGATGAGAGGGGCCATAGGCCAACATCAGGGAAAATCTATGCTAATGTATAATCAAACACAGGTAGTAATTGATAACCTAGGATGAATAGCAACTTATTGATTTAGATCTATTTATTTTTGCTTTTGATATACTCTCTTTCGTTATTTTATAAATAAATCTAATGTATTATGATAAGTAACTGAAAAGTTGAACTTTTTTAAAGGTATTATTTATGTCTTAAGTTTATTGATGTAAGAAGAGTCTTAGCTAATTTATTTTGATAATTTGACATTAAGTAGGTTGGGTTTCTAAAGCTAAATCTTTTTTATTGGAAATTAAAACTAAGCGGTATAAATGCCAAAATCAAAAAAACATGAATAACCATAAGTCATTACTTATCAGGCTAATTAATTATTTGTTGAAAATAAAGCCTGCTAGCAAATGACTATCCTCAAATTTTTCTAACTAAGGTTATTACTGCCGAGCTACTTTACTTTTGGTAATGTCCATTAAAAAGATTATTCCGAAAGTTTCGTTAATGATTGTGTCACTGTAATAAATTAGGTACGTTCAATGGGTCGTGGTGCCTGATCAGTTTGTAAGAAAAGTGTTTGGGAAGAGCCATCACGGCAATCAGCACATCACTCAGCGAAGAAGGGATAACCCAGAGCGTTTGGTGTGCTGCACAACTGCATGAGCCATCTTCATATAGCACCGAATACAGGTGCGCGTCTTTCAACCAGTGGAGATGGCTCAGCCGATTGTGTTGATGTTTTATTTCAGGCAGCCACAATATAGAACAATAGCAATATTAAGATTAATGACGCAGCAGAGGCTTGCAGCCCTATAAGCCATTCGCTCATGAAGACTCTCATATGTTCACCTTTAGATTCCTTTGTTAATCCAGTAAAACACTTCGCATATAGGATATAATAATTTATCTCCAAATCTAGTAATTAAGTACTTAGCTGTATGAGATTACAGGTGAAAAATCATTAGCTCAAAATCGATAATATAATGAGCTAAGCATTCTCACTGAATTCTATAACTATATTTATAGGCCACCTTCTGGTGGCCTTTTTCATATGTAGCGCCCAGCCAACAACCATCCACACATTAAACACTTTCTAGCAGAGAGTGGTTACGGCTGGGTGCTATTCCACTAATTAACCCTACCGCGCTGGTGGATGGGGGGAGAACATGAAAATGCACAAAAGCCCCGAGCTCTGGGCCATGTTAATGACATGGATTGCAGAGCACCGCAGCGAGGGAAGTTACGCATTCATTGCGGGTCTAATGGCTATTCTGCGGGGGATATATAACGGAGAGTCTCCGATGTGGCGACGGATTCTGGATGCCGCTATGTGCGCACTGGTGGCATTCTTTATTAAAGACCTGCTTACGCTAATGAGTTGGGATCAAGAGTGGGCATATATCGGCAGTGTCTTTATTGGCTTCTTGGGTATTGATTATTTCAGCTCGGTTCTACGTCGTGTTGTCGGCAGTAAGACTGGCGTCCCTCCTCAACAGTAAGGTAATTCCATGGATCTCGAACAGTTTCAAAAGGCGGCTGATATTAGCGCCGGATTAGCTGCGCGCTGGTTTCCGCACATCGATGCAGCAATGAAAGAATTTGGTATCACAGCGGCAACCGATCAGGCGATGTTTATTGCTCAGGTGGGTCATGAGTCTGGTGGGTTTCGGCAGGTTGTTGAATCACTGAATTACACACCGGGTGCTTTGGTTACTGTATTTGGTAAGCGTATTACTCAGCAGCAGGCCAATGCCCTTGGCAGAACGACGCAGCAACCAGCGCGACAAGATGCCATCGCTAATCTGGTTTATGCCAGTCGCTTAGGTAATAAAGCCTCCGGCGATGGTTGGAAGTATCGAGGCCGCGGCCTTATCCAGATTACCGGACTTGATAACTATCGCGCATGTGGCGCAGCGCTAAAGCTTGATTTGGTGACTAAGCCAGAATTGCTCGAGCTAGAGCTACAAGCTGCACGTTCGGCGGCGTGGTTCTACACATCAAAAGGCTGCATGGCATACGGTGCTGACGTTTATCGAGTGACGCAGATTATCAACGGTGGTCTGAACGGTATCGATGATCGCAAGGTACGCTACAACAAGGCGCGGGCGGCGCTTATGGTATGAGTATCAATTGGCGAATGATAGCAATGGTGGTGGTGCTTGCGAATTTGTCCTTATGGGTGGGTCATTACACTGGCTACCGTGATGCCGATAAATCTTGGCAGTTGAAATGGGCGCAGCGTAATAAAGCAGATTCTGATGCTCTAGCCAAGCGGCAAGTTGGTGAACGAGCGGAAGAGCAACGCAGGCAACAGGCAGCAAATCAGGCGGTTAAAGATGCAGAGAAAGACAACGAACAGCTTAAAGCTGATGCTATTAATGCTAAGCGCTCTGCTGACGGGTTGCGGCAACAACTTGTACAGCTCAGGCAACAATTCGCAGACAGTGAAACCGGCAAGCTTTCCAGCGCTGCCAGCTCAAGCGCGTCAAAGTCCCAAGCCATCATATTGCTTACCGAGTTGCTCAGCGAATCAAACGAAGCAGCAGGAGAGTATGCAAAAGAGGCTGACCGCGCTTATAGCGCAGGACAAACCTGTGAACGCATCTTTAACAAAGTGACTCGGCAATAGGCATTACAGCAGGCATTCGATGAGTACCTGCGATAATGCCAAAAGAACACTAAATCACATGAGGTCACCGCTGGTGGCCTTTTTTATTGGAGGTCATATGCGCCTGACAGTCCTTGATGATGATCCTGGTGTAAAAATCGAATCATACAGAGAGCGCTACAAAGTCTTTCTCGATGGTATTGAAGTGAAATATTGCTTCATGGCTGACGATGAGAAGGGCGAGGTTATTGCTGCCGTAACGAATGAGCAAGGACGCATGCAGGCCGAGGGTGGTGAAGTGAAGCGGCAGACCCTTTACGGGAAAGTCCTGATAGAGCGTATCCAATAATTTTATTTTCTGCTGTTTTATAAGTTTGGCCATTCGTTATTTCAGGATAAACACACTGTTTTGAATGCGGGTTGTCTCTGAATCAGGCGGGGCGATACTTTCACATATAGAGGATTATTCTAAATGAAACATCTATCACTGCGAGACGTGATGGCAAGTATGAGCATTACTAATAATAGTGACGGCTATGAGGTATCGAATGCTGCTGGCTCGGCTCAGTACGATGCGTGGGGATTGAGAACGACAGTAAACGGAATACCTGAATATTTCCCACTGAAAATCTCAGCGCCCGGAATACTAGCAGGAAATGCAGACTCTGAACATTCAAACGACCATCGTCGCCATTCACTATGGCATCCAGCCAACAATGTACAGACGCACGATAAAGGCAAGGTGATCAGTAAAGTGACTGTTCAAATCGATGCCGACATTAGCGACGCGCAACAGAAGTTGGAAGAGCTTAACGCATCTATACGTGGTAGCGATGCATTCAATGTATTCAATGGCGCAATGTTCTTGTGCCCAGCGACTATGCCGCGCCAGCCAGCCAACAAAAGACAACTATGTAAAGCTGTGCGAAAACTCGTTAATGAGGCTATTAAGACTGAGTGTCGTCCCGGTGGGTTGTTATATAAGCAGTCATCGCGATGAAAGATGTCCGAGTCTATGGAAGCAAATGGGATAGAGCGCGGAAAGAATTCCTGCAACTGCATCCACTCTGTGCAATGTGCAAAGAGCAAGGCGTGATTAGCGCGGCGACCGTTGTCGATCACATTGTGCCTCACCGTCTAAGGCTAGCGATTCATTCAGGCAACCGTGAAGAGATAGCCAAAGCACAAAAGCTTTTTTGGGATCGTAAGAACTGGCAAGGGCTCTGCACCAGCCATCACAGCTCGACCAAGCAACGCATGGAGAAACGAGGACATGCCATCGGATGTGACGAGGATGGGCTGCCGATTGGCGCTAACAAGCACTGGGGAGGGGCGGGTAAGAGTTCCCCCCTCTCACGCTAAATGACCGCCGCTTGTGCTTCGTGTGCACAACCGCGAAATGAAAAGTTTTTTTCTGGAGGGAATTATGGCCGGAAGACGCCCAAAACCCACTCACTTAAAAGTGGTCACAGGCAATCCGGGCAAACGAAAACTCAACGAGAAAGAACCTCAGCCAGCAAGAGAAATTCCTAGCCCTCCAGCACATTTAACGGACTGGGGAAAAACGGCATGGGGAAGGATGACAGTGCTGTTGGACGGCATGGGGATTTTAACCGTTGCGGATACGTTTGCTCTTGAACGTCTCTGCGATATTTACGCCGATATTCTACAGCTAAGAAACACCATTACTGATGAAGGACGCACTTATACCGTTCAGACCGAAGGTGGATTTCTTATTAAGGCAAACCCCGCAGTTTCCATGCTCGCTGATGCCGATCGGCGCTTTAAGAGTTATTTGGTTGAATTTGGGTTAACCCCAGCTGCGCGTTCAAAGGTACAGGTTAATGGTGGAGAAAAAGAAAAAGACCCGCTCGAAGAGTTCTTCGGTACTTGATCCCGCCACGCAATATGCCACTGATGTCACCGATGGGAAAATCCTTGCCGGGCCAGATATACGTAACGCTTGCAAGCGTCATTTACGCGATCTCGAAATGGGAACCTCTCGCGGCATAGTTTGGGATATTGAATCCGCACAACGGGCGATCGATTTCTTTGCCAAAGTTCTCAAACTCAATGGCGGGGAGCATGAAGGGAAACCCTTTATTTTACTGCCATGGCAATGTTTTATCGTTGGGTCGTTATTTGGATGGAAATCCGAAGACGGTACTCGCCGTTTTCGCATGAGTTATATCGAATCAGGTAAGGGATCGGGAAAGTCTCCGTTGGCGGGTGGCGTGGGCCTTTATTGTCTTGTTGCAGATAAAGAGCCGCGTGCTGAGGTTTATGCTGCGGCCACTAAAAAAGACCAAGCCATGATTTTGTTTCGTGATGCTGTCTCGATGGTTGATCAGTCACCGGCGCTATCACAACGGATCGTTAAATCTGGCACCGGTCTGAACGTCTGGAATTTAGCATTTCTGCAAACGGGATCATTCTTTAAACCCATAAGCTCTGATGATGGTCAATCTGGTCCACGTCCGCACTGTGCACTTATTGATGAAGTTCACGAGCATAAAACCAATACCGTTGTAGAGATGATGCGAGCTGGGACAAAAGGCCGCCGTCAGGCTCTGATGTTTCTTATAACTAACAGTGGACATGATAAAACCAGCGTTTGTTATGACTACCATGAGTACGGGAAAAAGGTTGCTGCAGGCGATATTGAAGATGACAGTTTTTTCTGTTTCATCTGCTCATTGGATGAGGGGGATGACCCGTTCAAAGATGAATCGTGCTGGGGAAAGGCTAACCCTTCTCTTGGATACACATTTACCGATAAATATTTGCGTGAGCAGGTCACTCAAGCTCGCGGCATGCCAGCCAAGGAAAGCATTGTCCGGCGCTTAAACTTTTGTGAATGGGTAGACGCAGCGAACCCATGGATCGGAAGTGATGTGTGGATGGCACATGAAAATGATTTTGATATCGATGATCTCGATGGTGAGGAGTGTACAGGTGGGCTGGATTTATCGGGTACGCGAGATCTCACCGCGTTAGCACTCTATTTCCCAAAAAGAAAAAAATTGCTTGTGGAGTTTTGGACGCCAAAAGATACATTGCTGGAGAGGGCGAAAACTGACCGTGTTCCCTACGATGCATGGTTAAGGAAAGGCTTCATTCATGCTCCTCCCGGGAAAGCGATTAAGTATGCTTTTGTCGCTGAGCGCATTGCTGAGTTGGCGCTAAAATTCAACATTAAAAAAATTGCGTTCGACCAGTATCGGATCAAATACCTCGAGCCTGAACTTGAAGAGGCTGGCGTAATGGTTCCTCTTGTCCCTCATGGGCAAGGATATTTCAAGGCCGCTGATTCAGGTCTTTGGATGCCTCATTCTTTGGAGCTTTTTGAAGGGCTGCTCGATGAAACTGAGCTAGAGGTTAAGTTTAACCCTTGCTTACGATGGAATGCGGCATCAGCTGTTGTTGAGGAAGATCAGAAAAAGAACCGTATCTTTGCCAAGAAAAAAAGCACTGGGCGTATTGATGGCATTGTTTCGGCGGCAATGGCAATTGGTGCTGCGGATGATGACGATGAGGATGAGGGAGATATCGATGGTTTCTTTGATGATCCAATAATGGTGGGGCTGTGATGAACAAAAACAAAGAACCGGGGCGCGTTAAAAGCGCCCTTTTAAATTGGCTCGGCGTCCCCATTAGCTTGACTGATGGCACGTTCTGGCAGGAATGGTTTGGTGCGAGCAGCAGCGGAAAAGTGGTTACGGCAGATAAAGCCATACAACTTTCAGCGGTGTGGGCTTGTGTCAGATTGTTAAGCGAGTCAATTTCTACACTGCCACTTAAGGTCTATCAACGTGAGGCTGATGGTTCTAGAAAGCTTGCTCAGCAGCATGCGGCCTATCAGGTTTTATGCCGTCGTCCGAATCTCGAAATGACACCATCACGTTTCATGTTGATAGTGGTGGCCAGCATCTGCTTGCGCGGTAACGCTTTTGTCGAAAAAAAGATAATTGGCAAAAAGCTGGTGGCCCTGCTCCCGCTTTTACCACAAAACATGGTGGTCAAGCGTAGCGATAATGGATTACTGCAATACACCTATACCGAAAACGGCGCTAAGCGGGATATAGCGCCCGATAGAATGATGCATATCCGAGGCTTTGGGCTTGATGGGGTATGCGGAATGATGCCGATGCAAGCAGGGAAAGATGTGATTGGCGCTGCAATGGCTGTTGATGAGGCAGCGGCTAAGATTTTCGAAAATGGATTACAGAGCACAGGCTTCCTTTCATCCAAAGTGGCTTTAAGTAAAGAGCAGCGTGATCGGTTACGTAAAAACCTTCAAGAGTTTGCCGGTTCTAAAAATGCCGGAAAATTGATGGTGTTAGAAAATGAGCTTTCTTACCAGAACGTAACAATGAATCCCGAGGCGGCACAGCTTCTAGAGAGCCGCTCATTCAGTATTGAAGAAGTGTGTCGATGGTTTCGTGTCCCGCCGTTTATGGTCGGTCATACCACTAAGCAAAGCAGTTGGGCATCAAGTGTTGAAGGGATGAACCTGCTTTTTTTAACCAATACGCTACGCCCGTTATTGGTGAACATAGAGCAAGAGATTGCGCGCTGTTTGCTTGATGGTGATGAAGACTACTTTGCAGAATTCTCGGTTGAGGGGTTACTCCGTGCTGATAGTGCTGGGCGAGCTGCGTATTACACCACGGCGTTACAAAATGGTTGGATGAGTCGTAATGATGTGCGCCGTCTTGAGAATATGCCGCCGATACCAGGGGGCGATATTTATACCGTTCAACTTAACCTGACAGCGCTAGAAGATCTCCGCAATGGCAATCTTGTTACACAAGCTAGAGCTATAAGAAGCTTACATAGCGAAATATTCCCAGATATCCCTTTCGAACAGTCTCCCTTTAAACAGGCTGCTTAGGAGCTAAATTCTCAATGAAAAAAACACGACTTCCGGTGGCTCCGGTGGGGCACCCCTGCGCGGGTGTTTCTTGTGAGCCTGCGCCCTCAGCGTTGGAACGGTGGGATGGTGGAATAAAAGCAGCATCCACTGATGACAATAGCATCTCTGTTTTTGATGTTATTGGGCAGGATTATTGGGGAGAGGGCGTTACCGCCAAACGGATCGCTGGAGCGCTTCGTACGATGAATGGCGCCGATGTCACTGTCAATATCAACTCCCCGGGCGGAGACATGTTTGAAGGTCTCGCTATCTACAATCTGCTGCGTGAATATCAAGGCCGAGTGACCGTAAAAATATTGGGTATTGCTGCTAGTGCCGCGTCAGTTATCGCCATGGCTGGTGACGAGGTACAGATTGGGCGCGGTGCTTTTCTGATGATCCATAACTGCTGGGTTGCCTCGATGGGAAACCGCCACGACTTTGCCTCATTATCGGAATATCTTGAGCCCTTCGATAATGCCATGGCCGATATTTACGCTGCTCGTTCTGGTATGGATGAAACCACCATCCATAAATTAATGGATGCAGAAAGCTATATTGGTGGAAGTGATGCCATTGATAAAGGGCTGGCTGATAGCCTACTTTCCGCTGATTCCGTCATTGATGGTGATGACTCGCCTGCCGCAGCATTACGCAAACTCGATGCCTTGCTAGCGAAAACCAATACACCGCGCTCTGAACGCCGAAAACTGATTAAAGCCTTATCTGGAGGTACGCCGAGCGCTACATCCAATTCCGATGGCATGCCGAGCGCTGCCGCACAACCCTCACCTGAAACTTTAGCTCAGCTAGGTGCCGCACTTGACGGCCTAGCGAACGCATGCAAATAACGGAGTTTTTATGTCTGAAGTAAATGAAATCCTAAAAAAAGTCACCGCGTCTATTGAAGATGCAACCAGCAAATTCAATGCCAAAGCAGAAGATGCGCTGAAAGAAGCGAAGAAGTCAGGGCAGCTCTCTGCAGAAACGAAAGATTCTGTGGATAAAATGGCCTCGGAGCTGAACGCAATGCGTGAAGCTGAAAAAACATTAAAGGCATCACTGGGTGAACTTGAGCAGCATGTCGCACAAATGCCGTTGTCCAATGCGCGTGATGTGATTGAGTCTGTAGGTCAGCAGGTCATTAGCGCCGAGGCAATGAAAGCATTTGCTGCCAGTGTTGAGGGAAATAAGCGTGTCAGTATCCCCGTCAATGCCGCATTAATCTCAACAGATGTTCCGGGGCAAATCGTTGCACCGCAGCGTTTGCCGGGGATTGATACCGCACCTAAGCAGCGCTTATTTATTCGAGATCTGATTGCGCCGGGTAAAACGATTTCGAATACCATCTACTGGGTTCAACAAACAGGTTTTACTAACAAAGCTTCTGTTGTAGCTGAAAATACCGCTAAACCTTACAGCGATATCCAATTTGCTGAGAAAATCACGCCTGTACGTACCATTGCGCATTTGTTTAAAGCCTCCAAACAAATCCTTGATGACTTTGCTCAATTGCAATCTACCGTCGATGCGGAAATGCGTTACGGTCTGAAATACGTTGAAGAACAAGAAATTCTGTTCGGTGATGGGACTGGGGCGCACCTCGAAGGCATTATTCCTCAAGCCTCGGCTTATGCGGCGGCCTTTGAGGTTGAACAGCAAAATGGCATTGATGATTTACGTCTTGCGATGCTGCAAGCGCAACTCGCGCGTTTCCCTGCCTCTGGCCACGTTCTCCACTTTATCGATTGGGCTAAGATCGAACTGACTAAGGACACGCTGGGTCGCTACATTTTAGCTAACCCTGCGGCGCTCACTGGTCCAACCTTGTGGGGATTGCCTGTTGTGGCGACTGAGGCCGCCGCCTTCAAAGGTAAATTCCTAACGGGGGCATTTAATGCGGGGGCACAACTGTTTGATCGTGAAGAAACTAATGTTGTCATCAGTACCGAAAACGCCGATGACTTTGAGAAGAATATGATCACTATCCGCTGCGAAGAGCGCTTAGCGTTAGCCCTCAAGCGTCCTGAGGCCTTTGTGTATGGCTCCTTTACCGTTCCAACCCCACCAACCGGTGGCGCATAACTCAAATCATGATCAATAGACGGCCTCCGGGCCGTTTTTCATAAAGGTATCAAGATGAAACTTAAAGCGATTAAGCCGATTTATATTGGCGGCGATGTTGTGGTTGAGGGGCGAGAGTTCGAAACCCATGAACAACATGGGCGGGAATTAGAGCGTAAAGGGTATGCAGTGGAAGTAGAAATAATGGAACCTGCGGAACCTTTAGAGGCCGTAAATAGTGACAAAGGCAAGAAGGGCAAAAAATAAGGGGGCAACATGATTGATCTTGAATTGGTCAAATCACATTGCCGAATCGACTCTGACTTTACCAGCGATGATCAACTATTGACGGTATATACGGAGGCAGCAGTCAGTTACGTTCAGTCATGGACAAGGCGGCAACTCTACCCATCTGCTGATTCTCCCGGCTACAGCGATGACCCTGACGGTATGTTGTTAAATGATGCAATAAAGGCCGCCATATTACTGTGTGTCAGTCAGTGGTATAGCAATCGTGAAGGTGTTGTTGTCGGTGAAACTGTTGCTGAGATGCCGATTGCCGTTCAAGCACTGCTTCAACCTTATCGGATTTATGGTCTATGAAGCCTCTTTCAGCTGGCGAGCTGAATAAACGCATTACATTGAGGCGGATTGAGCAACGGCGTGGCCCTCTCGGGGAGCCGTTGCCGGATGAGCCGGTAGACGTGGCAAAGACATGGGCAAAGGTTGAACCGATTTCCGATCGCAAGATCCGCACCTCCGACCAACAGCAGGTTGTCCAGACCTATCAATTTACGCTGCGACCGCGCGAGGATGTTGCGCAGGACTGGCAGGTTGTTTTTGGGCAACAGTTCTTCACGGTGCGCTCAACCGATCGTACCCATGCCGATCGGCTCATCATTACGGCGGAGGCGGATATTCGTCATGATAGAACAGGCGATTAAAACCGCGCTAGAGCGCATCACCGGGTTGCTCGCGTATCCGCTGTTACTGCCTAAAAGCGCAACGACCGGGGTCACCTTTCAACGTATTTCCGATCCTGAACTCAACACCGGGCTTGTTCGTAGCGGGGTGGTTGAAGGGCGATTTCAGATAACCCTGTACGTGGTCGATGATTTTTCGCAGCTAGTTGTGCTCGATAAGGCCATTTGGCGCGACTGGTACAGTCTCGTTCACGGCAATCTTGAGGGCTATCCGGTGCAATACATCGAACGCGCTGGCCTGCAAGATAGTGCGACGCCCCTTAACGATGGCTCCACGCTCTACCGTCGCGCCCGCGATTACCTCATCACGTTTTCGGAGTAACCCATGGATATCACGATGCAATTCCCTTCTGGGAAGGACTTCGATCGTCTGCTGTCCGAGATGGAGAAAAAGGTAGGTGTTGAAATGCTACGTGACGCAGGTCGCACCGCGCTGGCCGTGGTTGAGGCAGACATGAAGCAGCATGCGGGTTATGACGAAAATAGCCATGATGAACACATGCGCGACAGCATTAAAATCCGTAGCACCAACCGTATGAATGATAACAAGTATCGTACCGTTATCACATTGAAGGTGGGCCCTAGCGATAAGCATTACATGAAAGCCGCTCCGCAAGAGTTCGGCACCGTCAAACAGGTGGCTAAGCCGTTTATTCGTCCCGCGCTGGATTACAACAAACAGCAGGTGCTTAAGGTCTTGGCGATAGAAATACGTTACGCCTTAGAAAATCGTTAATCCGATGCCGCCGCCGTGCGGCTTTTTTATAGAGAGAAAAATCATGCCTGATGAACAGATTAAAAGTCCGTCCTCGTTTGCCACGCTGCCTGCCGGTACGCGCGTGCTGTATGGCCCGCTGGGGTCAACTATCGATAAAGCTGACCTACTGCAAAACATCACTACGCTAGGTGCGACGGGCAGTAAAGGGACCTATATCGAGGTCACGCGCCTTATCGATAAAGAGCCCAAATATATGCAGGATATGGCCGAAGGTGAGGATAAAACCTTTGTTTTTATCGATGCGCCAGATGATGAAATTCAGGAGGCGTTTATTGATGCTGCTGATGCCAAGCAAACGGTGCTGCTGTTTATCGAGTTCCCGAATAAACGTATTGCAACCCAAGAATTAGCATTGAATGGCCACAGCATGCAGGCGGTCGATTCCCCCAAGGGGAAAGTGCTGCAGGTGGAAGTTTACGCGAAGCAAAACAGCGTGAAATGGTCTAAGAAACCCTCAACGCCGGAGAGTGGCTCATAATGACGTACAAAAATCTGTTACTTCAACCCAACAACGCGACGATTTCCCTGACGCTACTGGGACAACCCGTCCACATTCGCCGTCTGTCTGCGCAAGATATGCTCGATTACAGTGCGCAAATTGATGATGAGCGTGCGCAGGGCGGTAACTCGGCGCAGTTAGCCAAGGCGGGCGTGGCGCTAATTATTCGTGCGTTAGTGAATGCCGATGGCAGCCGCCCCGATAAAGCGGACTTACCGACGCCGGAGGCGATTTTACAGGTGCATTCTCAGGCTGACATTATGCAGGCGCTGACCACGGTACAGCGTCACAGCTATGGCACGCTTGAGGAGGCGGAAAAAAACTAACGGACTCGCCGTGGCTATGGTCAATCTTTTCATTAGCTGACCGCCTCGGTGAGTCTGACCCACGTAAAATCGCCGTACTGCCTGCCGATATGTTGCTGCACTGGCAGGCATACCTGAAAATGCGTGCCGAGCAGGCGGTGTCTGCCTCGGCGCTCCCTCATCACGCTCCTTCTGCATACCCGGCTGAACCAGACGATTTTGCAGAATGTTTACGGATAATAGGCCATGGCTGATGTTGCTTCATTAGCGGTTGCGTTGCATCTCAATGCCGCCAGCTTCAAGGCGCAGTTTGTTGACGCGATGAAAACCGCCGATACCAGTGCGCAGCAGTTTAATCAAAAAGCCCAAACCGAAAACCGAAAAACCAAGCAGTCGTTTGTGGATTTGGGGGCAGGGGTTCGGGGCGTCGATGCGGACTTTGGGCGCGTCAATAACAACGTTAACACCAACATTAAGGGTTTTGGGCAGCTGCGCTATGCGCTGTCCAATTTAGCGGCGGGCGGGAATGTTGCCAGCAGCACACTGACCAGCGCGTTAATTCCGGCGTTGGGCACGGGGCTGACCTCTGCCGTTTCTCAGGGCACACAGGGTATTCACCAGCAGCGTGAAGCGATGATAGCGCTGGCGACCTCACAGGTTAACGGGGCGCAGTCCATTATTGCCAATGCGCGTGCCGCCCGTGACCAGGCACAATCCCAGTTTGCCGTGGCACAAAAGACCATCGAGGCGGCAAAGGCACAGCGTGAGCAGGCATTTTCTCTCGATGAGTATTATGCCAAACAGGTGGAGGTGAATAAGCAGTTTGGCGTGACGGTGAATTACCAGGAGGAGCATGCTAAAAACGCCCGCGCCATTACCGAAGCGAATCTGGCGGAAGCGGCCGCAAAACAAAAGATTGCCGCCGCCGCGAAAACGGTGCTGGAGTCGGATATTGCCGAGTCTAACGGCAAGCGCACGTTAACCATCGCCACGCGAGACCTTGCCGCCGCGAGTCAAGAGCTGTCCGTGGGGCAACGGATGGCGGCAACCAGCGCGGGACTGATGCGAACGGCCATGGCGGCGATGGGTGGGCCTGTCGGCATCGGTGTGATGATAGCAATAGCCACCGCAAAAGCCCTGTATGGTAGCTATGAAAAGGCAGAGGCCGCCACTATAGGGTTTAATACCGCCCTGCAAAAAAGCGGTAATCAATCCGCCATCGCCGTCAAAGATATCCAGACGCTGACCTACAGTCTGGGCAATACCGAAGGGGCGATTAAGTCGGTGACGGCGGCGGTCGGCGCGGGCTTCGGTGGCAGTATGCTCGAGCAGGTCTCGGCACTTGGCAGTCGTATGGAGGAAGTCGGTCAAAGCTCGGATGATTTGGTCAGCATGTTGTCCAGTCTCAAAGGCGACCCGTTACAGGCGATGGAGAAGCTCACCGAGCAGGGGATTTTGCTTAACGGTAGCCTGATTTCGCAGATTGTGACGCTCACCCGTCAGGGGCGTACCAGCGAAGCCACCGCGCTGTTACAAAAAGCGGCGATGGATGACGTTAACCAAAAAGTGACCGAGCAAGAAAGCCAGATTAGCGGCCTTGAAGGGGCATGGAAGTCCCTCAAGAAAACGGTCTCCGATGCGTTTAACGTGATGGGGCAGGCGCACATTGCCACCGCGCAGGCGCAAGCTGCTGCCGCAGGCGTTAAGATGGAGGTCAGTAATAAACCCGCCGAAGAAGCCAAGGCCGCCGCCGAAGCGCGTTTTGCGCAGCTGCAAAAAGAGCGTGAGGAAATTACCCAACGGCTCAAGCTCGAAAATGAAATCTCGGGGCTGATAAAGTCAGGCGCTGACCCCGCCAAGGAACGCGCTAGGCTGACCGATGAGCTTAACCGGAAACTTAAAGCCGGTGAAATCGACGCCCAAAACTACGCGCAGGCGATGAAGGGGCTCAATAAGCTGTTTAAAGAGCACACCCAAACTCGCGCCAGTGCTTATAAAGACGATGAAGCCACGCGCCGCCTGCAAGAACTGCGTTCACAGGAAGCGGTATTGCGCCAGCAGGCCACGCAGACAGACGAGTTAAACGCGGCAGAAAAGAAGCTGCTGGCGTTTAATCAGGAAATCGCGGAGCTGAAAGAAAAGCGTATCTTGACCGCCGGTCAACGCAGCGTCTTGGTATCGGAGGCGCAGCTTCGCGCGCAGCTCGCGATAAACGTCAGCCTTGAGAAAGCCAACGACCAACGCAAGGTTGCGCTGCAGGTGCAAGAGCAGATGCGCGATGTGACCGAGTCCACGCGCAAGCTGCAGCAGGAGTACGACAATAAAGCCGCTCAGCTCACCATGAGCGCGGCAGCCTATGATCAAATGGTCGAAACCCAGCGCATTCAGGAGGATTTTCGTAAACGTCGTGAGGAGTTAGATAAGTTATATACTGATAAATCACTGAGCCAATATAAGCTTGCCCTTGAGGCTTATCGAGTAGCAGAGGAAGAGCAAATTGCCATCGTCCAAAGCGGTGCCGATAAGAAGGATGCTATAGAAGCCGATGGGTTTGCCGGGATGAAAAAAGGGCTATCTGACTGGCGCGAGGCGGCTGGGAATACCTTTGCGCTAACGCGTGACGCCGCCACCAACACCATGAGTACAATGGGCGACGCCTTTGCCAGCTTCGTGGTGAAAGGCAAGGGCGACTTTAAGTCTATGGCCTCCTCTATCCTCACGGATCTGGGGATGATGATCGCAAAAATGGCCTTCTTTAACGCCATTAAGTCAGGCTCCACGGCGATGGGGGTGCAAGACTGGTTTGGTTTTGCGGACGGGGGTTTTACTGGACCGGGCGGCAAGCATGATGTGGCGGGGGTAGTACACAAGGGTGAATGGGTGGTGCCACAGGATGTGGTGAAAAAGCCCGGCATGCTGAGTTTTCTCAACGAGCTCACCTACGGCGCAGGCTACGCCGATGGGGGGTTGGTGGGTGGCGTCACGCCACGCAATACGGTGTCGTCTGCACCCGCACAAACATCCGCATCCAGCCCCGCACGTGAGCTGCATGTGCATATTCCCATCTCTGTTTATAAAGAGCAGGGCGGGTCTGCCAGTGAGGGTAATGATTCGGTCGGGGTCACGGATGATTTACGGCGCTGGGTGCTGGGAACGGTGGAGTCACGGTTGCAAGACTCGATGCGCGACGGCGGCGAACTCGATCAGTTTGTGCGCGCCAGGACTTAACACGTTTTCGCTGTTTGTGTCAGTATGTCTCAAAATGACATGAAGGGAGAAGACCATGAAACGCATCATACTAGGCGTGCTGTGCTGCACACTACTCGGGACGGCACTGCCCACGCTGGCACGTGACCTGACCACGGCTGAGAAAAAAATCATTATGGACGTGATTAATGGCCAACTAAAAGATCCTAATAGCGCCCAATACTATTGGTTAAATGATCTGGGTGGAGATACATATTGTGCACACGTTAATTCCAAAAACGCTTACGGTGGATATGCAGGTAAAACGCCGATCATGACTGAGGTAAAACGAGATGCTAGCGGTCGGATTAATTGGGCGCAGGGAATGATCGTGAATGACCCAATACTTTACCCAATCTGCACGAAAGCGGGCTATAAAATTTAGCCCTTACATTGTTTCGCTGAACCCGCTTATGGCGGGTTTTTTCGTTTCTGGAGGTTAAATGGAAACCTTTCACTTCTCGCCCCGCCCCGGCATGGGGGTGAGCACTAAGCCCAACGTGACCACGGTTAACTTTGGTGACGGCTACGAACAGCGTCGGGCAGCGGGGATTAATGCGCTGCTGGAAAGCTACACGCCGACCTTTCGCGTTGCCCCAGAGGAATTGCCTGCCATCGAGTCATTCTTTCGGCGACATGGCGCGGTGAGGGCGTTTTATTGGCGCTCACCGCATCGTCACGTCAGGTTAAAAATTGTCTGCCGTGAATGGTCTCACGTGGTGAATAACCGCTATATCGACGTGAGCTGTAAGTTTGACGAAGTGGTCGCTTAGGAGCTGCTATGCAAGATATTCCCCAAGGTACGCTTAACCAGACTACCGAGATTGAACAGGGGCCGAATATTGACCTGTGGGAGCTGGATTTAACCGCGCTCGGCGGTCAGCGCTTTTTCTTTCACGACGGCCTGAACGAAAAGGGTGAGCCGGTGGTGTGGCAAGGGCGTATTTATTCTCCGTATTCGGTGCTCGGTAACGGGTTTGAGTTTAACGGCAAAGGCCCTGCCAGCCGTCCTTCCATCAAAGTTTCTAACCTCTTTGGTCTCATTACCGGTATGGCCGAGGATTACGATGGCTTGGTGGGCGTAAAGGTCGTTCGGCGTCAGGTCTATGTGTGCTTTTTGGATGCGGTGAACTTTATCGACGGCAACCCGCAGGCCAACCCAAGCGAGGAAGTGATTTCTCGCTATGAGATTGAACAACTCTCTGAGCTGACATCGGAAACCGCCACTTTTACGTTGTCTATCCCGACCGAAACCGATGGGGCGCGGTTTCCTTCCCGTACCATGCTGGCGGATATCTGTTCGTGGGCGTACCGCTCAGCGGAGTGTGGTTATACCGGCCCCGCCGTGGCTGATGAGTTCGACCAACCCACCGCTAACCCCGGCAAGGATAAATGCGGGAAGTGTCGGCGTTCGTGCGAGCTGCGTAACAATATCGGTTCGTTTGGCGGCTTCCTCTCCATTGGCAAACTTGGGCGTTAAATCGGAGCTCTTCATGCTTGAACACGCTATTTTGGCGCACAGTGTGCTTTGTACACCTGCCGAATCATGCGGCTTGGTTATCGCCAGCGCTGATGGCCCGCAGTATGTCCCGTGTATTAATCGCAGTACCACGCCCAACCATTTCGATATTTTGACCGATGATTACCTTAGTGCGTTGGCTTTGGGGGAGGTCGTGGCGGTGGTGCACAGTCATCCCGATGGGATGTCCTATCTCAGTGAGGGAGATCGCGCCAGACAGGTTGCCAGTGCGCTGCCTTGGTGGCTGGTGCACGATGGCATAATTACCCGCTATCGCTGCGTGCCGCCGCTTCTCGGGCGTCACTTTGAGCACGGCGTGATGGATTGCTACAGCCTGTTTCGTGATGCCTATCATCTGGCGGGGATTGAGATGCCCGATTTTACCCGCGCCGATGATTGGTGGCGTCACGGTGAAAACCTCTATCTCGACAATATGCGTGAGACGGGCCTTTACCCGGTTAAGGGAGACGCGCAGCCCGGCGATATTATCCTGATGTGCTACGGCTGCTCGGTGGCAAACCATGCCGCGATTTATCTGGGCGACCAGCGCATCCTACATCACCTTCCCAATCAATTGAGCAAACGTGAGGAGTACAACGGCTCATGGCAACGACGCACCCACAGTATTTGGCGACATCGGGATTGGCAACCTTCGTCTTTCACGGCGATTTGCAACGATTTGGCCGCCGCATCACCTTACACGTTAGCAGCGCCGCTGAGGGCTTGCATGCCCTGCTAACCCAAATTCACGGCCTACGCGCCCACCTGCAAAACGGCTGGTATCAGGTACGTATCGCCCAGCACGATGTCGCGCCCGTGGAGCTTGCCCAACGTATGAACGACGCCTTACCAAATGGCGCGGTGGTGCATATCGTGCCAAAGCTTGCTGGGGCTGCAAAAGGCGGGGTCTTCCAGTTTATCGCCGGTGCAGCGCTCACCACGGTCGGCTTACTGACCTCATGGACGGGCGTGAGTTCGGTGTTGGTGGGTGCCGGTATTGGCATGATGCTGGGCGGGGTGGCGAGCATGTTGACCCCGACACCCAAAACCCCCAAGTCGAGCCAAACCGATAACGGCACCGGCAACAGCTATTTTTCTAGTCTTGAGAATGCGGTTTCGCAGGGCAACATTATTCCCGTTCCCTATGGGGAAATCTTAACCGGTTCGCGGGTGATTTCGCAGTCCACGAGCATTTGGGATGGTGACGGGGAAAGTGACGTTGACCTTGGCAAGGTGGGGCAACAGCTGTCTTAATCGACTTTGAATCATTGTATTTAAATCCCTGAATTTGAATCACTACGACCTCCTTATGGGAGGTTTTTTTGTTTAAGGAGTCCCCATGGGAAAAGGTGGTGGTAGTCAACATACGCCGTATGAGCAGCCGGATAATCTCATCAGTAAGCAGAAAATATCGATTATTGACTGTCTTGGAGAAGGCCCCATTGAAGGGCCGGTGAACGGCCTGCAGAGCGTATTACTAAAAATGACCCCCGCCGTTGATGCGCAGGGGAATAGCAACGTGAATGGCATGAACCTACAGTGGGTTGCCGGTGAGAATGAACAGCCCGCGCTCAGTGGGTTTGAGGGCTCGGGCGTAGAAGTCCCGGTGAACACCGAAATCAAGCACAGTGCACCGCTCACCCGGACTATCACGGCCACCAATATCGACCGCCTGCGCTTTACCTTTGGCGTGGCGGCGTTGGTGGAGGCGCGAGATAACGGTGATCGGGTTGCCAGTAGTGTCGCCATGCAGATCCAAATTCAGCGTGATGGCGTGTGGGTGACCGAGCGTAACGTGACGATTAGCGGCAAAACCAGCGGGCAATATTTGAATGCGTTGGTTATCGACAATCTCCCACCACGGCCCTTCAACGTCCGTATGGTGCGTGCTACGGCGGATAGCACCAGTGACCGACTGCAAAATAAAACCCTGTGGGCAAGTTATACCGAAATTATCGATGTGAAGCAGCGTTACCCCAATACCGCTGTAGTGGGCTTAACGTTTGACAGTGAGCAGTTTGGCAGTGAGTTGCCCGCGCGTAACTACCATATCCGTGGGCGCATTGTTCAGGTGCCCAGCAATTATGACCCCGCAACCCGTGCCTATACCGGGATTTGGGACGGCGCATTTAAGCCTGCCTATACCGATAATCCGGCGTGGTGCTTGTACGATATGCTGACCCATCCACGCTACGGGCTTGGGCGGCGTATCGGTCTGTCCGATGTGGATAAATGGGCACTGTATACCTTAGCGCAGTATGCCGATACGTCTGTTCCCAATGGCTATGGCGGGACAGAGCCGCGCATGACATGCAACGGATACATCACCACGAAGCGCTCGGCTTATGATGTTATCAATGATTTTTGCTCCATTATGCGCTGTATGCCGGTATGGAATGGGACGCGATTAACCTTTGTGCAAGACCGCCCCGCCGATAAGGTGTGGACCTATACAAACGCGAACGTCGTCAATGGGAATTTCACCTACACCTTTAGCCCTAAAAAGTCGCGGCATAATGCGGTGTTGGTGCGTTGGATAAACCCCGATAACGGCTGGCAGGAGGATTTCGAATATGTCTCCGATGATGTGGCTATTGCAGAACAGTCTTTGAATCAACTGGAGGTCGATGCGTTTTGTTGTACCAGCCGTGGGCAAGCGCACCGCCTTGGGCTTTGGATTTTAACCACCGAGAAATACGAAATCCAAACGGTAGGATTTAAAGTGGCAGCCGAAGGGTTGCGCCACTTGCCGGGGGATATCTTTGAGGTGGCAGACAATGACTATGCCGCGAGCATGATTGGCGGCCGCATCTTATCCAGTGATGCCAATAACCAACAGGTCACGCTAGACCGCGCCGTGACGCTTCCCTCGGATAAAACAGTCATCAACCTCGTTGCGGGGGATGGTCAGCCTGTGAAGGTGGAGGTGCGCTCACAGCTCAGCCCTGATGTGGTGGTGCTTAAAACGCTGCCAGTGGGTATCAAACCACTTTCAGTCTGGTCTCTTACGCTGCCGTCACTGCGCCCGCGCTATTTTCGCTGTTTATCGATTAAAGAGGACAAGAAGTCCGGCACCTATGAGGTGGTGGCCTTGCAGCATGTCCCAGAGAAAGAAGCGATTGTTGATAACGGGGCGTCCTTCGATCCGAAGCCCGGCACAGGGAACAGCACCATTCCGCCTGCCGTGGAACACCTGACGGTGGAGGTCACACCCGATGAGAGCCAATATCAAGCCGTCGCGCGTTGGGATACCCCTCGGGTGGTGAGCGGAGTGCGTTTCGAGCTGAAACTTAATCTCGGCGATCGGATTGTGGGTACCCAAACCACCTCTGAGATGGAGTATCGCTTTACCGACCTGCCGCTGGGCGAGTACGCGCTAACCGTGCGGGCGCTCAACAGCATGGGGCAACTCGGTGGCCCGTCGACGGTGACCTTTATGATCAATACGCCGGAGGCGCCGGCTTTTATTAAGCTGACGCCAGGCTATTTTCAAATCACGGTGACCCCTCGTCAAAGTTACTACCAGTCAGGCACACGCTTTGATTTCTGGTTCTCAGAAAAACGCATCACCGATATACGGCGTGTGGAGTCGTTGGCACAGCAACTCGGTATAGCCAGTTATTGGGTAAAAGACCGCCTGATGAAGCTGGGTACCGATTACTTCTTCTATGTGCGCAGCGTGAACACCGTGGGAAAATCCGCCTTCGTTGAGGCTATCGGTCAGGTCAATAGCGATGCGGAAGGGGTGCTGGATATTCTCAAAGACCAAATCACCGCCGACCAAATGACGCAGGACTTCCTCAAAGGCATCGATAACAATCTGGTGAAAGATGAATTTGAAAAGGCGTTAGCGGATACCGAGGCCAAAGTTGACCAGAAACTCGAGATACTGGAATCCTCTGTGGGTGAGTCAACCGCACAGCTGCAAGAGCTCAAGCAAACGGTCGCCAAGGAAGATAAGGCGCTATCGCAGCGTATTGACAACGTCAACGTGAAAGTCGGTGAAAATGAATCAGCAGTCCAGACTATCAGCAAAGCGCAGGCCGATCTTGAGGGCGATGTGTCCGCGATGTGGTCTATGCAGGTACAAACCACCTCAGATGGAAAAAAGGCTATAGCGGGGATACAGGCGACAGCGGAGGGGGGATTTGGCCAGGTTCTCATTCTGGCTGACCGTTTTGCGGTCATGAATCCAAATAACGGCAGTGTAGATTTGCCTTTTGTTATACAGAACGGGCAAATCATCATGGATGAAGCTTTTATGAAATCGCTCAATATCAACGGGCGATTTATCGTGACACCGACCGGGGAGCTGTCTATCCGCGCCGATGCGAACAGTAACGTGGGGCTCAAAATGAACAGTTCGCTTATTCAGATTAACGATGAGACCACGCAGCCTGCCGTCAAGCTGGGGTATCTCAATATCACGCTGTGATTCAATGATTAGGAGAATGTATGGCCTACGGATTGGAAGTGAGAAACCCCAATACGGGAAGAATGTTCAATCTCTCGAGCGCGGCGAGTGGCCTAATGTCATTTGTCACCAAGCTGGAGTTTAATGTGGATTACAGTAACGCCAGCTCGATGACGTTTAATGTCTTAGGTGATGTTCCCGCCTCCTCGGAAATCGTGGTGATCTACAACGTCTCTACGGCGGCCTTGGATGCACCTTCTCCGTACTTTGGCGTGGACTTTATCAGTGTGACGGGATTTTCCCGCAGTGGCAGTAACCTGATTATTCACTTCAACCATAAGCTCAATATTCGCGGCTACCAACAAGCCCCGTTGTCGATAAGCGTCTACCAGATAACAGGATTCCCTAAAAATACCGATGCCTATGGCATTGCGTTCTTTAACGGAACCTCGCCGCAGGCCATCACCGATGGCACCAAGCTGGGCTATGTCAGGGAGAGCGCGGTGCGGACCATCGGTGCCAATGCAGTGATTAGCGTTGCTGATATGGCGGGGGCAGGGGATGCGGTGTTTGGGTGGTGGGGTAATCCGTCAGCTGTAGTGGAGATGAATCACGCCGATAAAACCATTTCCTCAACGGCTGCCACCACGCTGTATCTCACGACCTTTGGAGAAATCGCTAATCTAACCCTGCCTAAATATGGCTTGGCTATTTGGAATAAATCGAGAAGGCTGGTGTATACCAGCGCACACATTCCCTTTTCTAAAGTCACGACCAAAAATATCGGCACGTCCACCGTGGATACGGGAGTCAATAAGCCCATGATACCGCTGGGACGCTACGGCTATGACGCGATTAATAACGGAACATGGACGATACCCATTCGTGGGGCCACGATAAACGGTCGCAACGTGGGCTCAGGACGCTCGGCACGCAATCAATACAACCGGTTGAACACCGGGGGAACGACGCCCAACATTTCGAATCAGCCCTTACCCTGTCCCATATTGGACGCCACGTTATATCACAACGTTTAAAGATGCCACGTCCAACCAAACTATTGACCTTAATCCGCTTCGGCGGATTTTTTCTTATGGAGGCACCATGTCCGTAAAAATTTCTGGTGTGATGAAAGATGCAATGGGGAAACCCATTCCAGATTGCACGATTGCTTTAAAAGCCCTGCACACCACGGCGACGGTTATCACTAAAACCGTGGGCAGCTTACAGCCCGAAGATAACGGCAGCTACAGCATGGACGTGGAGCTGGGCAAATACAGCGTTACGCTGTGCGTGGAAGGGTATCCGCCGAACTATGTGGGCGAGATTTACGTTCACAGTGAATCGGTTCCCGGCACGTTGAATTATTATCTGGGACTGCCAACCGAAGGGGATTTACCGCCCGCCGCTATCCAGCAGTTTGAAGCGATGGTGGCACTGGTTTCACAGCAAGCAGCTCAGGTAGAAAAAGATAAAGCCGCTGCTGATGCTAGCGCCAAGGCCGCCAAGTTATCTGAAACCAATGCCAAGACATCAGAGACGAACGCCGAGAAAAGCGCCGCTGCTGCACTCGTCAGTGAAAAAGCTGCGAAAACCTCAGAGACCAATACGGCAAAAGGGATTGAGGCTGCTGCTGCCAGTGCGCAGGCCGCAAAGTTGTCTGAAACCAACGCAGAAGGCAGCAAAAAGGCTGCACAGGCGAGTGCGACAGAGGCTTTAGCTTCTCAAGGTGCTGCGAAAACATCAGAAACTAACGCAGGCAACAGCGCTAAGGCCGCGTCTGGTTCGGCGGATAAAGCCAAATCTGAGGCTGACCGTGCTACCACGGCAACCGATGGCAAGCAGGATAAAAATGCCTTACTCACGGCCATTGCGGCCCTCAATACCGCCGCTGACCAGATTATTACGCTAACGGGAAAGAATTCGGTTGCGACTGCTGTACTAACAAAGTTTGCCAAAGATATGTTGGCGAAAACTGATGCGGCAGGTGTTCGCGAATACCTCGGTTTAAAAGAAGTGCTTATTAGAGGTGATTACGGGGTTGGCTCAAAATCCGATTATTTACCCGCATCATTGAATGGTGCTTCGGGCTTTTTCGGTGCGGGAAGTTATGCAGTTGGCACATCAGCCGCTGTTGTTGTTCAGTCCTCATACGGTGCCGAACGACGGGGGCAACTGGCTGTTAACATGTCCAATGAAGCCTTTTTCAGATTCTGTAACTCCGCCAGTGAAAGTGCCACTACGCACCCTTGGAAACAGCTTGTATCACAAGGTTCAGTAGCAAATTTTACTTCAGTCACCGCAAGTGGGGTCGTTCAAGGCACGCAGCTAGCCGCGAATAAAGAAACTTACCCGACTATTTCTATGATTTGTTCCTCAATATCGACAGCTACGAGTGTTGGTTCGCGTCTTAACTTTGAAATCGCTGGCGATCAACCTTACGTAGTCATGAGAAGAGCTGATGGAAGTTCTGCTAACCAAGTATTAATCAATTTTCCTAAGACATCAAAAGGTCAGTTTGCAACTGAAGCAACTTGTGATGCTAACCTGAAGAAAAATATTCAAGATTATGATGGAGTTCAATCTTTAAATAATATTAATGCTATGGAGTTAAAAACCTATATCTTTAAAGATGATGAAAAAAACCGGGTCCGGCGTGGAGTTATTGCCCAGCAGATTGAACAAATAGATCCTGAATATGTTAAAGATGTTTATCAGCAAAAAGAAGATGAGACCCCATATACCCTAAAGGTGTTAGATGGGAATGCACTTCTTCTTGATGCATTAGCGGCTATACAGGTATTGAGTCAAAAAATTAAAGCATTAGAAGAGTAATTAGGTTTGCGCCGGAGCGTATGCAAGACTCCGGCGCAGTGACAATACCAGTGGATCGCTAATGCGTTTAAGTGATTCAAATGGATATTGTCAGGCGCGGATTGTACGGATTAAACTTGAGATAGCAATGAGAATCAATCGGATATTTTATTGAGTTGTATTAGCTTTAACTTGACCTGACTCATCTATAGCACAGAGCTGAACCTATTCTAACAGTCTGCTTCGAGCGAGTAACAGACTTTGGCAGTTATTCTAAAAACTGTAACTGCATGACTAACATTGAGGAAACATGATCAATGTGGAGGAGGTTAGAGCGTGTTTATCTTGATTTAGCGTACCCAAACCTATAAGGCATCGTGGGCTCATCTGGGGAGATTATCAAGGTTAGTTTTATTAATGATTGCTTGGGAGAACTTACAATTCTAAGGGGGGTAATCTTAAAAGCCCTGACCATTGTAGTCAGGGCCTTTAAGGTACTTCAGACTTCAGATTTAACATTAATGAACTTAATAAAATGATACTGCTATTTATACTGCTTTTAAATGTACCCGTTTACTACAGATAATATTGGGCATTAATACTAAAAATCCTCCCTCTATTTATCTCGTCATACACCTGCCTGCGCTTTCAGAACCTAAGCGTGGCAACTTAAACAAGCACATCCCCTCGCGACATATACTCTTTGATGCGTTGCCCATTGCCTATACGGTTACCATTAAAAAATGAAACCTGCAGCATTAACTAAAAACAAGGCCTTACATCATCGCGCTAACACTACCATTTTGCGAGCAAGCACAAACACTACGAGGCCTGAAAGCGAACTTCATCCCAAACAACACACTTCGTGGCCTATAAAGCAAAATGGTTTTTCATTACTTCTTTCTATTCAGCAACTGATTAACCAACTTCATTGTGCTGCTGAGTACTAATTTACTCATTTTAAATTTGAGGTCAATACTGTTTTTTAAAACATGTTTTTATTTACATCGATAGTGACAGTGCTGCATCCTGCTATTCATTGTACAGACCTACTGGCAACGTCCGCACATTTGGCACAGAGCTACCTGTCAGATTAGGTTCAGCTCTGTGCTATAGATAAGTCAGGTCAAGTTAGAGCTCATACAAGTTAATGCCGCTTATTTTAATATTCTAGTGCCCCAGCAAAATAAGGTCTTCGGGTGCATATGCGTTAGGATTGTCATTACAAATCACGCACTTCGCCGCACGAACTTGCTCTCTTGCAAGATTTTCATCGTTGATTGCTTTGATCACCATAACCTTGCAGGTACCATTTTCAATAACGTGGGCACCCACTCGCAAAGCATTTCTATTCATGTCATAGGCAATGTTCATTGAGATATTCCTTTTAAGTAGTAGACCCTGAGAGTTTACCCACTAAATTTTTATGGGTATGACAAAGTATTGTTTGGTTGAGTTATGGTTAAACAGCAGAAGCAATCAATCGTCATCAAAGAAACGCGAGTTCGGATGCTCGATCCCTGCATCAACATAATCAATCGCTCTCTTGAGTGCCTTCATCAGCTCCTCAGCCTTATCCCGCCTCATCACTATCTTCTGGTCTGGGAACACAACAGTAGTCCATCTAGCTACTCCAGAAGCCATATCTTTGAACCAGTCACAGCATCAAACTAAAACTTAACCTACCTTCGTCGGATATTAACCGACCCCCAAGTCGGGTAAATCACAAAAATATTTCACTTACTTATCATTGCATTAGACTCAATAACCGACTTAACCAACCTAACCGACCACTTTCTGCTTATATAGAGAGAATTTTGAGATTGTGATGAGTAGAAAAATTTGGCTATGTTTTGTCCGACTATGTAACCAATCTACTGGGCGAAATTTATAAGATATGTAGGGGAGAAAAAGTATATGGGGGTATTATTGGGGGTGTTGTGAATTATCGAATGTAAAAAATCACATAAAATACAGGTAATTAATGATTTATATCGAATCCTGTAGGGCTCAATGAATAATATTCCTTCCTACTGACACAAAATTACCCATAGCAAAAATTAATGTCGCTGTTGGTATAAGCTAATTTTTTCAGATCTGCTCAAGGCTAATTTGTCTCCTGAATTGAATTTAGGCTGCGTCAGACTCTTTTCTCACATGCCACTGATCATCGAGTGACACAGCCTAGTTGTGCTGAAAATAAC